CGATCATCTCTGGATTTGGCACTATCTCTTCAATTAGTATTGGTAATAGTGGATCTGGATACAGATCTGGTATTCAGACGACCGTTAATGTTGGTGTGGGAACATCTAGCACAGGAACCGGAAACATTCAATTTGTTGGAGTTGCTTCTATAAGTAACGGTCACATTGTAAGTGTTGCTATCACAAATCCAGGAACGGGTTATACACATACAAATCAACCATTCGTCGTGATTGATGATCCTGTTTCTTATTCTAACATGCGTTTATTCTATAGTTCCTCCTCTGTTGCTGGAGTTGGAACTGAGGCAACAGTCGATGTTGTCGTGGGTAATGGTTCTAGTGTAATTGATTTTGAGATTAAAAACACTGGATATGGATATAGAGATGGTAATATACTCACTGTCGCCATCGGTGGAACTACTGGTATTCCAACTACGTCATCTTTCTCTGGAAATGAATTTCAAATAACAGTTGATGAAATTGCAGAAGATAAATTTGCAGGATGGTCTGTTGGAACACTTCAAGTTCTTGACAATATTGAAGATTTAATTGATGGAATAAGAAGAGACTTCCCTCTTAAATTAAATGGTGCGTTGACTTCTATCGTTGCTTCTCAAGGTTCAAAAATTAACGTTCAAGATGTATTGATTATTTTTGTCAATGATGTTTTACAAGAACCAGGAGTGGGATATTCCTTTAACGGTGGCAGCACGGTTACATTCTCTGAACCACTAAAGTTAGAAGATAAGGTGTCAATTATTTTCTACAAAGGAAATGGTGATACTGATGTTAGTTTCAAAGATGTAATCGAAACTGTAAAAGTAGGTGATACTTTACAACTTCAACACATTCCAGAATCCCAACATCCAAATCTTGATGAAGAAAAAAGAAGTGTGCTCAGTTTGCTCTCAACAGGAAACGTTAGAACAAATGCTTATAATGGACCTGGACTCACAAATGATGTAACATTAGAGAGAAGAGTTATTTGGTGTAGACAGACTGAGGATAAAATTATCAATGGTGCTCCCACTGGTAAGGACAGAGAACTGTATGAACCTGTTATTAATCCTACTTCGTATATCATTAATAATGTCGGAATTGGTTCTACTATAATATACGTTGATAGTTTGAGACCTCTGTTTAATCCTCAAAACGAAGCAGCAGATAAACAGTTCCAAAATAAAATTACTTTTATTCCTCAAGAACCTAAAGTTGGTGCATCAGCAACTGCAGTTGTTTCTGGATTTGGAACAATATCATCCGTAGTCATTTCTGATGGTGGTGTTGGATACACAACTGCTACTGTAAGTTTTGGATACACTTCAGCATCTAGAGCGTTAGGAACAGTCACTATAAGTGCAGGCGGAACCGTTACTGGTGTTGCGATAACTTCTCCCGGAGTTGGTTATACATACACGGACGTACCAACTGTCCTTATATCCCCTCCAGGGGTCAATTCAGAGGACGCTACTGTATCGGATTACTTTGGCGATAATGGTGTCATCGTTGGATTTGGAACTACCGTTGGACCAAAGTTAATCTTTGATATACATATTCCATATGATTCTTTCTTAAGAAATCCTGTCGTTGCAGGAACTGCTGTGACCATTTCTTCTATTTTGGCGAATGACTATTTTATGATTAAAAATTCTAACGTTGGAGTTGGATCTACATTTGTAGATGGAATATATGAAGTCTCTAGTATTGAAACACTTGAGAGAGATGTTGTTGGTATATCTACAACTGTCAAGAGATTGTTTGTAGATGCTTCAAGTGTTCCTTCTGGATTCAGTGCTGGAATTACAACGTCAGATACTGGATTTGGTGATTTTAGTTACGGAAGAATAAATGTTCCTGTTAGATCTCAATTGAGATCTTATAACGCTTATACTTCGGGTATAACTACCTCTGCTAGAGTAATTAGGACTAATTTCTTGAAGTCCAAAAATTATACAGCAAACTCCTAATAAATAAATAAAAACTCGCGTCAAATGGCTGCAATTATAACGGATCAGATTAGGATATTAAACGCAAAGAATTTTATTGCTGGGGTCAATAACTCCAACAATTCATATTATTCTTTTGTTGGTTTACCTAATCCAACAGATTATCAGAGTGATTGGGACACTAATCCTCCTGCACCTAAAGATAATTTTGACCAAGAGAATGACTATTGGGATACAATGGTTGCTCTTAAAAAAATTAATATTACTGATGCGAGTCAAGTAGTTCCAAAAAGATCTTGGGGTTCTGGAACAACGTTTGACATGTATCGTCATGATTATAGTAGAACTAACACTGCAAAAGTATCGGGATCTACATCTTTATATCTTGCAAATTATTTTGTAATGAATAGTGACTTTAGAGTTTATATTTGTCTACAAAACGGAACCGATCCAGATAATCCAACAGGCAGAGCATCTTTGGATGAACCAACTTTTATTGATTTAGAACCAAGAAGCGCAGGAACCAGTGGTGATGGTTATATTTGGAAGTATCTCTATACAATCAAACCAAGTGAAGTTGTAAAATTTGAATCTACACAATATATGCCAGTTCCCAGAGACTGGTCAACCTCAACAGATAATGCAGCAGTTAGGGACAATTCTGTTGATGGAAGTATCAAAATTGTCACCATTACTAATCGTGGTGTAGGTTTAGGAACTGCTAATGCTACTTACACACGAGTTCCTATTAAAGGCGATGGTAGCGGAGCAGAATGCACAGTTGTTATTGATGGCAACCAACAAGTAGGACAAGTTATAGTTTCAACTCAGGGTTCAGGATATACATATGGTAATCTTGACCTTGTTGCTGGAGGAGTTCCTACAGGAACAACTAGACCAACCTTTGACGTAATAATCCCACCACAAGGAGGACACGGAGCGGACATTTATAGAGAATTGGGAGCATATAATATACTTTTATATTCCAGAATAGAAAATGATAATGAAAACCCCGACTTTATTACGGGGAACCAAATTGCAAGAATTGGAGTTGTAGAAAATCCTGAACAATTTGGATCTTCATCTGTTTTAACACTGGATAAAGCATCTGCTGTTAGTGCTCTAAGATTAGTTGGAACAGGATATAGCACTGCTACTTTTACATCAGATTCCTACTTTACACAAACAGTTGGAACTGGTGTCACTGCTGTTGGAAGAGTTGTTAGTTATGATCAAATTACAGGAGTTTTAAAGTTTTGGCAGGATAGGAGTTTAGCTGGATTTAACACGGTTGGGACAGCACAAACTCAACCCCAATATGGGTTTGAGTTGCAGGAGTTTACGTCAACACCTTCGGGCAGTGGTAGTTTAACAATTACACCATCTACAGGATCAAACTTAACTATTGATTCTGCTTTTTCTGGTATATCTACCGTAATAAATAATCGTACATACTATCTTGGTCAGAATTTCACGAGTGGTATTGCCAATCCTGAGGTCAAAAAACACTCTGGAAACATTATCTACGTTGACAATAGACCATCTATCACCAGATCGTCGAACCAAAAGGAAGACATAAAAGTTATTTTGCAGTTCTAAAGAATTATGCCACAGCAGACGAATCTTAACGTAGCGCCATATTTTGACGATTTTGATCCCGCTAACGATTACCATAAGGTATTATTTAAACCTGGTTATCCTGTTCAGGCAAGGGAATTAACTTCCTTACAATCGATTCTGCAAAATCAGATCGAACGATTTGGGCAACACTTTTTTAAAGAGGGTGCTAAGGTTATTCCTGGAAACACTTCTTATACTAGATTGTATTATGCAATTCAGTTAGAGAATAATTTCCAAGGGGTTCCTGTATCTGCATATGCAGACCAATTAATAGGTACAAAAATTACAGGGGTAAGATCTGGTGTAACTGCAGTTGTCGATAGTATAGTTTTACCCGAAGATTCTGGAAATGGCGTTTTAACTCTTTATATCAATTACCTAGGATCCAGCACAACAAATAATCTTACTCAAACTTTCTTTGATGCAGAAAATTTAACCTGCAATGAAATAATTTTATCTGGATTGCTTGGAAATACAACTATTCCTATTGGATCTCCTTTTGCAAGCACATTAGTGTCAGGTGCTGCTGGAACTGGTTCTGCATTCTCAGTGGATGCTGGTGTTTATTTTGTAAGAGGTAATTTTGTTAATGTAAGTAGAGAAACTTTAATTTTAGATCAATTAAGTAATACACCAAGTTATAGAATTGGTTTCTTCATTGAAGAAGAAATTATCACCGCAGATTTGGATGAAGATCTCAACGATAATTCTCAAGGTTTTAGTAATTTTGCTGCTCCTGGTGCCGATAGACTTCAAATTAGTTTGAGTCTTTTTAAAAAACCATTAGATGATTTTTCTGATGACAACTTTATTCTACTGGCAACAGTAGTCAATGGAGTTCTTCAGGAAACAAAAACCAGAAAGGGTGATCTTGGTGGAGGTCCTGGATATAATGATATTACAGATATTCTTGCAAGAAGAACTTTTGCCGAATCTGGGGATTACTACGTAAGACCTTTCGATGTTTCAATTGCAGAATCTTTAAATGATCAGATTGGAAATAATGGAATCTTCAATGCTGGTCAATTTACTCCTGGCGGAGTAACACCAACTGACAATCTTGCTTTATATAAATTCTCTCCTGGAAAGGCATTTGTTAAGGGTTATGAAATTGAAACTCTTAATACTACTTTTATTGACGTAGATAAACCAAGAACCACAAAAACTATAAAAGATCAGAACTTTGTTTACAATACGGGTGCAACTTTTAAAGTCAATAGTGTTTATAGAGCACCTACAATTGGAGTTGGAAATACTTTTGTAGTAAGTTTAAGAGATCAAAGAGTTGGTGTCAATTCAGAGACTGCTCCAGGAAGAGAGATTGGTGTTGCTAGAATATATGATTTTACCCTTGAGTCTGGAAGTTATAGTGCCACTAATGCAAATACAAATCAATGGGATCTTTCTTTATATGATGTTCAAACAACCACGGAATTAGCTTTAAATCAAGCACATACTTTAACCGTCCCTACATTCGTTAAAGGAAATTCAAGTGGAGCAACTGGATTCTTAAGACATGCTGTGAGTGCAGGAACAGCAGTCACTGTTTATGATACTAACGGAACTTTCATTGCAAATGAAAAACTTTCATTTAACGGACTTGAAAATGGAAGAATTGCCATTGCAGTTACAGAAAATAAAATTTCAAATATTAAATCTGTTTTTGCTACCTCAAATACTTTAGATTTAGCAGATGGAATCACCGGTGTCAATACTTTTAGTGCAAATATTTTACAATCGAACAATTTTTCAGTTGGCATTGCTACAATTAGTCCTAAGTCTGGTGGAGTAAGCACGGTCACCAGTGCAAATACATTGTTCCCTGGAACAGTTGTGAAAGAAAATGATTTAATTAAATATACTGACACTACTCCAGGACTTACGATTGATCCTATTATTGCTAGAGTTACAAGTGTAGGAACAAATGCTGTCACAATCGAAGGTGTCGCCACTGTTGCTGGAATTTCAAGTGGATTCTTGCCATCTACAACTTTAAGTGTCACAGATTTACAAATCCTTTCATCTGAACTTGCAGATTCTTCCGATAATACTTTATTCACTCCATGCCCAAAACCAAACGTTGCAGGAATAGATCTCTCTGAAACTGTTTTCACTATTAAAAAGACCTTCAGTGTAGATATTACCAGCAATCAACTTTCTGTTGCTGTGACTGCAGGACCTAATGAAACTTTCCTTCCCTTCGATGACGAAAGATATATTCTTATTAGATCTGATGGATTAACTGAGCAATTGACTGCAGATAGATTTGAAATTGGTGGTGACGCAAAATCTTTACAAATAAGAAACCTTGGTGCTAATGATACTGGTGCAACTTTAATAGCAACTTTAAGAAAAAGAAATCCAACATCAAAAATAAAAATTAAAAACAGAGTTAAATCTATAATTGTCAACAAATCTCGTCTTGAGGGATCTGGAATTGGTACAACAACACTTAATAATGGTCTAACTCATGGTAATTTTCCATTTGGAACTAGAGTTGAGGATGAGGTAATCTCGCTCAACTCCCCAGACATTATTTCAATTCAAGGAATATTTGAATCTGCCGACAATACTGCTGCCTCTGCACCAAAAGTATCCTTACTTAATATTATCAGTCCTTCTACAACTACTTCTGATATTTTAATTGGTGAAAGAGTAACAGGTCAGACAAGTGGTTCTATCGCTATTGTTGCTGAGATTATTGATGCATCAACCATCTCCTTTATATACAAAAATGAGTCGGTATTTATCCAAGGAGAAACATTAGAATTTGAAGAATCCAACATATCTGCAAGGGTTTCTGTTCTTGATACTCCAAGTTTTAACATATCTTCCAACTATGTGTTTAAGACTGGTCAAGATGAAACAACATATTCATATGGTAGTATAAAAAGAAAGATAACCAATAATGCTCCTGTAAAACAACTAAAAATTTATTTTACCTCTGCTTCTTTTGAAGCAACTGATAATGGAGATATTGTCACTGTTGAATCTTACAAAAATTTTGATTATTCCAAAGAAATAAAATCAATTAATAATTTTAGAAACACTGATATCATTGATTTGAGACCAAGAGTTTCTGAATATACTGTGACCGAAAATGTTAGATCTCCCCTTGAATTTGCCGGAAGATCATTCAATAGTGCAGGTCAGTCAGTTCAAAATATATTAGCATCTGATGAGCAAATAACAGCTGATGTTGATTATTATCAAGGCAGAATTGATAGAGTATTTTTGTCTAAAGACGGAAGATTTCAAGTGGTTTATGGAACTCCCTCTGATGACCCAGTGACTCCGAATCCCATTGATGATGCTATTGAAATTTGTACTGTCGAATTACCACCATATCTTTTTAATGTTCAAGATGCAAAACTTTCATTCACTCAACATAAAAGATATCGAATGCAAGATATCAAGAAACTTGAGGACAGAATTAAGAGTTTAGAGTTTTATACTACTTTGTCATTATTAGAGAAAGAAACTGCAAACTTGTTTATTGCTGATACTGATGGTTTAAATAGATTTAAATCTGGTTTCTTTGTTGATAATTTCTCAGGTTTCCTCACACAGGAAGATAGTGCTGACATCAAAAACTCTATTGATAGAAAATATGGCGAATTAAGGCCAAAGCATTATACTAATGCTGTTGACATGATTCTTGGTCCTGTTGTTGGTAGAGATCCAAATGCTGACTCAAGTGTTGCTGCAATAGAGGGCAATAATATAAGAAAGGGAGATGACATTGTAACTCTTGATTATGCCGAAGTAGAATACATAAAGCAATCATTTGCAACAAGAACTGAAAGTGTTACTCCATTCCTTATAAGTTTCTGGAATGGAACAATGGAACTGACCCCGGCAACGGATAGTTGGGTTGATACGACTAGATTAGAGGCAAAAATTATTCAACAAGAGGGTAATTATACAGAGACATTTAATGAATTAGTTGCTGGAGGAAGTATAGATCCTCAAACCGGATTTGGTCCTATACTCTGGGATTCCTGGCAAACAAATTGGGGTGGAGTGACTGAAGAGACCACCACAAGAACCAGAACGGTTCAAGGTGGTCCTGACACCATTCATCGTCAGGGTCCAGGTGGTAGAAGCAGAACAAGAACAGATAGAAGAACTGTAACTGATGCAGTTATTGAAGAGACATTTGTTACTAGAACTCAATCTGGTGTTCAATCAAGAAATGGAACTCGAACCATTATTACTGAACAATTTGATACTTCTTCACTTGGTGATAGAGTCGTTAGTAGAGATCTCATTGCAACTATGAGATCTAGAAACATTGAATTCGTTTCAAAGAAAATGAAACCTCTTACAAGAATGTACGCATTCTTTGATGGAGTAGATGTTACAAAGTATTGTGTGCCAAAACTTCTTGAAATTTCCATGATTAGTGGAACATTCCAAGTTGGGGAAACTATAGAGGGAAGAGTTATAAGAACAGGACTCTCTGATCCTACTAGTGAAGCACCTCGTATTACATTTAGAGCAGCACAATTAAACCATAGAGAAGGTGCATATGATAGTCCAACAAAAACTTTCCGGGAAAATCCATATACAAATAGACCACTCTCTAATACATACTCCTCAACTTCAAATATATTGAATGTTGATACTTTATCTCTTTCAGAGCAAGCACAAGGAGAATTTTTTGGATACGTTCAAACTGGAATGGTATTTATTGGAAGAACTAGTGGCGCACAGGCAACTTTAACCGATGTAAGATTGATTTCAGATCTTTCATCTACTATTATTGGAAGTCTCTTCATACCGAATCCTAATAACGTTAATTTCCCTAAATTTGAAACAGGAACTAAAGCGTTTACTTTACTAAATGATCCTGACAATAATCAAGATGTTGCATCAACTATTGCTGAAGAGAATTTTACTTCATCAGGAACTTTAGAAACACTGCAAGAAAATATTCTCTCAGTTAGAAATGCTAGAATTGAGCAAAAGAGAGAATTTCAAGATAGAAACGTTGAGCAGTCGCTTGGCACTGAGTTAATCAATTCTAATGTTCTTAGCACTCAAAGTAGAACTCAAACAATTATAACTTGGTATGATCCTTTAGCACAATCCTTCTTAGTTCAGGATGAAACGGGATGTTTCTTGACTAGTTGTGATGTCTTCTTTAGAACAGTTGATGATATGGATGTTCCGTTGGTCTTCCAAATAAGATCTATGATAAATGGATCTCCAAGCACAAAAGTTCTACCTGGCTCTGAAATTGTCTTAGATCCATCTGACATCTCAACTTCAGCAGATGGTTCAATTGCTACAAATGTGCAATTTAAGGCACCAGTATACGTTGAGGGTGGCACTGAATATGCAATATGTTTAGCATCAAACTCGACTAAGTATACAGTTTATATTTCAAGAATTGGTGAAAATGATTTATTGACAGATGCATTTATTTCTAATCAACCATATCTTGGGTCTCTGTTTAAATCTCAAAATAATACCACTTGGGAACCAAGTCAATGGGAAGATCTTAAATTCACCCTTTACAGAGCAGACTTTGTTGAGACAGGTAGTATTGAGTTTTATAATCCTGAACTTACAGAGGGAAATGCTCAGATTGCTAAATTACTCCCGGATCCTATATCTATTTCATCCAGGAAAATTAGAGTTGGTCTTGGAACCACAGTTGCTGATGCTGGATATGAAATCGGAAATACTTTCTTCCAAAATGAAACTAATGCTACCGGTGACCTAGTTGGAACTGCCGGTTCTTGCACAGGTCAGATGACAGTCACCAACGCTGGTCTTGGTTATATACCTGCCAGTGGTTCTCAAACGTATGAAAACGTTAATCTTGTTACATTGACAGGTAATGGAAGAGGAGCAACTGCAACAATCAGCATACTTAATGGATCAATTGTTGCTTCTGGTGCAACGATTAATTCAGGTGGATCTGGTTATCAAGTGGGTGACGTTCTTGGAATTACCACACTTGGTACTAATTCAGTTGGTAGAGATGCTAAACTTACTATTACTGGAATTGGTGTCACAAACGAACTAATTCTTGATAATGTTCAAGGCAATTTTGTTGTTGGCAGCAGCAAATCGATGAGGTACTTTAATAGTGTTGGAGTCGCACAAACTTTAAATAACGATCTTCCCGGAGCTCCTGGTGGAGATGTTCAAATAGCATCTATCATTTCTATCAATGATGGTTTGCATATGAATATCGATCATCAAAATCACGGAATGTATTTTGCTGAGAATACTGTTAAACTTTCTGGAGTAAAACCAGATATTAAACCAACTACACTCACAGCAGCATATCCTGCAGATTCAACGAGTGGCATTGCAGTTGGACTTGGGGCAACATTCTCTACATTTGAGAGTGTTGGTGTTGGAACCACTAATGTTGGTCTTCTTCTCATTGAAGATGAAATTATTCAATACACTAATGTAACTGGTAATACTATTGGCGGAAATATTGTTAGAGGATCTAATCCTAGAACGTATCCAGCAGGAACTCCAGTATTTAAATATGAATTAAATGGAATTAGTCTTAATCGTATTAACAGAACTCATTCTCTGAGTAATGTAAGTGAAAGTGATCCGTTTACATTTGATTCTTATAAAGTTAAAATTGATGTAAGTTCAGAAACTGGAACTGCTAGAGACAGTGATGTAGGATTCCCTCAACTTCAATTTGGACGTAAAAAATCCGTTGGTGGTGCTAATGTAAGAGCAACTCAAAACATGCCATTTGAATTGATTACTCCCAATGTTCATAATATGACTGTTCCTGGAACAACCATCACTGGCGAAATTAGAACAACAACTTCTAAGAGTTTCAGTGGAAATGAAGTGCCATTCTTGAATGCTGGATTTAGTGATATTGTAATCAATCAAAAGAACTACTTTGATACTCCAAGAATGATAGCGTCTAAAGTTAATGAAGAGGCTAATTTGACGACTGTACCAGGATCAAAATCAATGAATATGAGATTATTCTTGAATACTGTTGATACAAGAGTATCACCAGTTATTGATACTCAAAGAGTCAGTGCTGTTCTTACATCTAATAGAGTCAATAACGTTATTACTGATTATGCAACAGACTCTAGAGTTGATAGTATAGATGAGGATCCTACAGCATGTCAGTACATATCCAAGGAAATTGTGCTTGAGAATTCAGCATCAGCTCTGAAGATTATACTCTCTGCTCATATAAATGTTGATGCAGATATTAGGGCATTCTTCTCAGTCGGAAAAACTCCCGGAGCAGAACCAACGTTCTCACCTTTCCCAGGTTTTTCTAATCTTAATATTAAAGGTGAGGTAATTGCACCACAAAATAATAATGGTCAACCAGACGCTTTTATAGTAAAATCAAGTAGTCTGGTACATGACACTTCTTTGGCAGATTATAGAGAATATACCTTCTCTATCAATGATTTACCTTCATTCAAAACTTATAGAATTAAGTTGAATCTAACATCTACAAATCAATGTTATGTTCCAAGAGTCAAGGAACTTAGAGTGATCGCTTTAGCATAATGGAATTTTATGAATTAGAGGGAAATAAGGATCTCGCAAGAGATCCTGAAACCAATGCAATCATTAATGTCAATGGTCTTGAGTATAGTCAGTATCTTTCTACTAGGAATGTAAAACTCAAAAAGAATGAAAAGGTACAGACAATGGAACAAGACCTTGCCAATGTAAAAGGTGAACTTGACGAGATAAAATCTTTACTTAAGGAGTTGCTAAATGGATCCAAATGATATCGAATTAAAAAATTTATCAAAAAGTTTTGCTTACCAACAAATCGCAACTGATATAGATAATTGTAATGATCATGATGAACTTAAAAATATTGCAAAATCATTTGCGAAATTATATTATAAGCAGCAAGAAACAATGTCGGTAATAGGACTCTCAGATGCCATCTAAAAATATTACTTTCGATCCAGATTCAGGAGTTCCATTCGGTCTAAATCTTACCATTCAAGGTGGTTCAGACTTTAATGCAAACTTAAATATCTTTACTACTTCTAACGCTGCGTTTGATTTAACCGGATATTCTGGATCAGCAGCGATGTCCAAAAGTGTTGCTGTGGGTGCGACACTTGGAATAACGACATCTTTTACTGTTGGATTTACGAGTGCATTTGATGGTAAAATGAAACTTTCGCTTGGATCTACATCTACTAGAAACTTAAATGAAGGTAGATATGTATATGATGTAATTGTTGCAGCAGGAGGGACTTTTTACACTCTTGCTAATGGAAATATATACGTCAACAATGCAGTTTCAGCAGCACCCTAAATACACTTAGGAAACTTGTGGAATAAATGGCAAAACCAGCAAGTAGGACAGATTTAATCAACTATTGTAAGAGACAGCTAGGGGCACCGGTGCTGGAGATTAATGTTGCCGATGAGCAGATAGACGACTTGGTGGATGATGCCCTTCAATTGTTCCATGAGCGTGATTATGATGGAAGTATTCAAACTTTTTTAAAGTATAAAATTACTCAGGCAGATATAGACAGGGGGAGAGCAAGAGGAGGAGATAATGTCGCTGGGATTGTAACCACTAGTGCAACTTCCACCATCGATGGGCAAAGCACTACCTTTAATTTTGAAGAAAATAGCAACTATTTACAAGTCCCTCCACAAGTTATTGGAATAACAAAAGTTTTTAGATTTGACGGAAGTAATACTGTAACAAATAATATGTTCAGTATTAAATATCAGATGTTCTTAAATGACATTTATTATTTTGGATCAACAGAGGTGCTGACATATGCAATGACAAAGAGATATCTAGAGGATATGGACTTTGCTTTGAATACTGAGAAACAGATAAGATTTAATATGAGACAAGATAGATTATATCTTGATATTGATTGGGGATCTGTGACTGTTGACGATTATTTAATTATCGACTGTTATAGACTTATAGATCCAGATGATTTCACTAGAGTTTATAACGATTCTTTCTTAAAGAGATATCTAACTGCACTAATCAAAAGACAATGGGGTCAAAATCTAATGAAGTTTCAGGGAGTCAAACTTCCTGGTGGAATCGAATTAAATGGGAGACAAATATATGATGATGCAGAAAAAGAGTTAGATAAGATCAAGGAGCAAATGTCCAATACCTATGAATTGCCACCCTTAGATATGATAGGATAAGATAATGCTCAATCCATATTTTACACAAGGTACTACTGGTGAGCAAAATCTTGTTCAAGATTTAATTAATGAACAGTTAAGAATGTATGGGGTAGATATTTTTTACCTGCCTAGAAAATACCTATCAGAGAATACTGTTATAAGAGAAGTAGTGCAATCAAGATTTGATATGGCACTTCCATTAGAGGCGTATATTGACAATTATGATGAATACTCAGGTGCAGGAAATATTTTATCCAAATTTGGTGTTCAATCTCAAGATGAAGTGCGATTGATTATTTCCAGAGAGAGATTTGAAAACTACATTACTCCTCTTATTGAAGATCAATCAAATATTAAATTATCTACTAGACCAAAGGGCGGTGATTTAATTTGGTTTCCTCTTGATGATAGAATTTATGAAATCAAAGACGTAGAATACGCTAAACCATATTATCAATTACAAAATCTTTATGTATATGAACTATATTGTGAACTGTTTAGACTTGAAGATGAGGTCATATCTACTGGCATTGAGGAGATAGATAATAATCTCATCGGAGAGAACTATGATGGTCTAACTGATGATGGTATTAATACCATTCAAGGACCAACTCAAACTCTCACTCTTGTTGGTGCTGCGTCAACTGCAACCGCAACAGCAGCAATATTCAATGGTGGTGTAAGATTCTTTACCATCACAAATAGAGGTGGTGGTTACAGTAGTATACCGACAGTTGGAGTATCATCTGCGCCAGCAGGTGGAATAACTGCTGTAGGTGTGGCAACAATGATTGGTGGAATTAATGTTTGCAATTTCAATGTTAATCCAGGAGATCAATCTGTTCAGGCAGTTAATGTTGTCAAATCTGGTGCAGGATACACTGTAGCGCCTTCTGTGACCTTTAGCGGGGGTGGAAAAGGTGGAGTAGGTGCAGCTGCCACAACAACCATAGGTGACGGTGTAGTTGGTATTATAACGGTGACCTCAGGTGGTGGCGGTTACGTGGAAAATCCATCAATTACATTTACGGGTGTATCTACTGTATCTGCAGCGGCAACAGCGATTGTAAGTGCTGCTGGAACTATATCAGCAATTCATATTACTAATGCTGGTCTTGGTTACACAGTTGCTCCTACTATTACGATTGGTTCAGCTGCTGCAGGTGGATCTGGAACATTTGTATTTAATGAAATAGTGACTGGATCTGTAAGTGGAACTACGGGAAGAGTGAGAACTTGGAATGCCACCACAAATAATCTTGAACTAGGAACTGTCAATGGAGAGTTCTTGATTGGTGAAAATATTGTTGGTTCTACATCTGGTGCTTCATATGAACTTAGAGTGATTGATGTTCAACCTGTTGATGATGGATTCGCAGATAATATTAACATTGAAACAGAAGCAGATTCAATCTTAGACTTCTCAGAACAGAATCCATTTGGTATTCCCTAAATAAAAACACATAGCGTGTTAGGATTTTAGGACTAAACCATGTTTGAGTATTTTTACAACGAAATTTTGAGGAGGACCATTGTATCGTTTGGCACGCTTTTCAATAACATAACTATCAAAAAGACTGATAGTGATGATGATGTTTTTAGTGTTGTAAAAGTTCCTCTTGCTTATGGTCCAACACAAAAGTTTCTAGCAAGATTAGAGCAGTCTCCAGATCTAAATAAACCCTTTGCAATTACTTTGCCAAGGATGTCTTTTGAGTTCACAGGTCTTACGTATGATCCTTCTAGAAAAGTAACGACAACTCAAACTTTCACTGTCAAAGATCCCAATAGTTCGACGGACGTTAAAAAATCATTTATGCCTGTGCCCTACAACATGGCATTTGAGTTGAGTATAATGACCAAATTGAATGATGACGCACTTCAGATTGTAGAACAAATTTTACCATATTTTCAACCTGCTTATAATCTAACTGTAGAGTTAGTCGAATCAATACAAGAGAAAAAAGATATTCCCGTGATATTAGAAAATATCACAATGTCTGATGAATATGAAGGAGATTTCACTTCCAGAAGAGTTCTTCTTTATACATTAAGGTTCACTGCTAAAACATATCTGTTTGGTCCTGCTACTAAGGTCACAAAAGATATTATCAAAAAAGCAACTGTCAGTTATCTTACCGGTTCAGATTCTTCCGGTGCGATTAGAGAGTATTCATATTCAGCAACTCCAAGAGCAATCAAAAATTACACTGGAGATGTCGCAACTACACTCACAGATGATATTACCGCAAAAGTCACATATATCGAAGTTGCAGACGCAAGTGGTCTTACTGCTGACTCATATATTGCCATCGGTGAAGAAGAACTTTACATCAAGTCTATCACTGGTAATAAACTAAATGTAAGACGTGGAGAGGATAAGACCACAGCAACGGCCCATGTAAGAGGTGCAGAGATTGGAAGGATTACTGCTGCTGATAACTCTCTTATTGAAGAGGGTGATGACTTTGGATTTGATGGGTCCTTCTAATGACTATGACAAAGAACTTCAACGATCTCAACGAGACATTCAATACCTCAGATGACATCGTTCAACCAGAAGTAATCGAACGCAAAATTGAAAAAGTAAAAGAAGGTATTGATGATGTTAAAAAAGATTATGAATATACCAGAGGTAATCTTTACTCAATCATCGAAAAAGGACAAGAGGCATTAAATGGTGTCCTTGAACTTGCACAAGAAAGTGAAATGCCAAGAGCGTATGAAGTTGCAGGACAGTTGATAAAAAACGTTGCAGATGCAACAGATAAATTACTTGACCTTCAAAAGAAATTAAAAGATGTTGAAGCAGAGGAAAAAATAAAAGGACCATCAACTGTTAATAATGCTTTATTTGTCGGGTCTACAGCAGATCTCGCAAAGATGTTAAAGGATGGACTTAAAGAGGATCCTAAATAATATGTAAGGGAGAGAAATCCCGAAGTATTAACTACTAATAAAATGTCAAAGGATTTGCCCTCGTATGAGGATTTTGATGGAGACAAAAGTCTGCCGTCAGTAGAAGATTATTATACAGAAGAGAACGCAGAGGAACTCCCTTCTGTAGAAGAATATATTGAAATAGAGGAAGAAACTCAAACCATTGAAGACGCTGATGGAAATAGTTTCTTAGAAGTAAAAGATATAGTTCCACCATTTCCAGAATTAATTCGTCTAATCAATGATGTCAGAGAAGAAATTCCTGATATACCAGAGATTAAATATTATGACAAAGAACTTGAAGATCTTGCAGAACAGATCTCACAACTTCCTGAGGTAAAGTATTATGATAGAGAAGTAGAAGCAATCTGCGATCAGATTGACTTAGTAAGAGATCAGATTAAAGACCTTCCAGAAGTTAAATATTACGATGAGCAAGTAGATGCTATTGAAGATAGAATTGATAGTCTTCAAACTGATGTAGCAAATCTCCCTGAAGTAAAGTATTATGATAAAGAGATTGAAGCAATTTGTGAGGCAATCGATCAGGTAAAGGCATCAATTCCCAAGTTTCCTAAGTGGGTTAATGAAGTAAATGAAGTTCCAGATTTCTCTTGGATTGGTAAGACTTTTAGCGTAATTGATGATGATTTTGTAAAAGTATCTGATAAAATTGAAGGATTGAGAGGAAAAGTCGAATATGACCTTGGGCAACTATCTGAAGATTTAGACATAAAACACTTCAATAATACAGTTAAGATTGATTCTGATATTAAAGACCTTAATAGTAAAGTAAACTTTCGTATTGACGAAGAGAAAGATAAGATTTGGAAGGAGATGAGATCTTCTTCCATAAAAATGTGGGAATACCACAAAGAGTTCAAAGATGATGATCGCAAACTCAAAAAGCAGATTCTTGGAGAATATAATCAACTCAAGAATAAGATTAATAAGGAACTTAAGGAAATTAACTATACCAGTGTAAAAACTGATGAATTACTTCTTAAGTATTTTACTGAATTAAAAGAAGAGATTTCTGGTCTGCCTGAAATTAAGTATTATGATAAAGACATTGATTACGTAAAGTCTGATATTAAAGGACTTTATAAACTTGTAGAAGATATTAAGTCTTCTCAAAAACAACTACAGGAAGAACAAAAACTTCTAGCAGAGACAAATGTTCCTCTGGGGATGGATCCTCCTGATACAAAGAGTTCAGATCCGCTTACTCCTATTGATCAAAATTTTGTAACTCTAGATCAATTACAACAGCACTACAAAAGGTTTGTAGAAAGGGTACAATATCAACTAGGATCTATTGGTGGTGGTGGTGCTGGGTTTATTAAAGACCTGGATGATGTAGATATTTCTGGATTACAAGATGGTTATATTTTAAAATGGAATGACTCTTCAAACAAATGGAAAGTCGCTGCTAGTGGTGGAGTTGGAGCTGGTGGAACTTGGGCAACTAATACGGTTGGTATTCATACCACAAAAAACGTTGGCATCGCCACTACGGCAAGATCTGATTCTGCTTTATATGTTGAGGGTGATGCAACAATCACAGGTAATCTTAATGTAAGTGGAGATTTAACCTATGATGAAGCAAGTGCCAGAAATTGGAATGTTACTGGCATAGCAACGGTTGGAGCAGCATTCTTTATGCCACAATATACAACTACCACTAGAGATAGTGCTACTAGTTCAAATACTTTAACAGAAGGTTCAATGATATACAATACAACAACTAAAAAAATGGAGTTTTATGATGGAACATCCTGGCAATCACTACCTGGTATGACTCTTGGTCTTACTGTAGCGTTAGACGGATAATATTATATAAATATATCTATGAACTCTTGCTAACATGAAGAAAAACGGCAAATGCCCAGCTGGGCAATACTACTGCTACACTGATAAAAAGTGTAAACCAATCCCTAAAGGATTTAAGGCAGTAGGTCGTGCTGGATATCTCCGCAAAGAAAATGGACACTCTGTAGACGAACCCAAAAATGGTAATGTTTCTAATGGCAATGGTAATGGCAATGGTGGTAATGGGAATGGGAGTGGCAATGGTGGATCCAACGGGAACGGTGGAGGAATAAGCGAGGAGGGTCTTCGTGATTGGTTTGGCAAGTCTAAATCAAAAGGAGGAAAACCAGGTTGGGTTCAAGTAGTATCAGGTAAACCCTGTGCTCGTCAACCGGGACAGAAGTCAACACCCAAATGCGTGTCCTCTGCAAAGAGGGCAAGTATGAGCAAATCTGAAAGACAGTCTGCTCAAAGAAGAAAAAGAGCTGCAGATCCGGGTCAACCACAAAAGACAGGTGCGGCAAAACCCACATATGTATCAACTGATAAACCTAAGAAGAAAATGAGCGAATCTACAGATTTCATTACTTTACCTCTCAATGTTGAAATTCCGAACAACATTAGAGATTTTAACTTAGGATTGATGTTCCGTGAGAGTTTAGACAACAGTAGTGGAATGCTGTTCATCTTTGATGAAGTTGCAGAGCAGTCTTTCCACATGACAGAAACAAGAATTCCTCTTGATATTGCTTTCATAAAAGAGGATGGAACAATCGAAAGCATCAAAGAGTTAGAACCATTTGACGAGAGTCCAGTCGCTTCTGATGGAGAAGTGCTGTGTGCGTTAGAAGTAAACCGTGGATGGTTCGCAGAAAATAATGTAGAGGTAGGTGACGAGATCGATATTGAGGAAGGCAAGAAAGATGCTTGCTATCATAAGGTCAAGTCACGTTACTCTGTATGGCCAAGTGCGTATGCGTCAGGAGCACTAGTCAAATGCAGAAAAGTAGGTGCAGCAAACTGGGGAAACAAAACTAAGAAGGAAGAATTTGAAATTGACGAAATGCATAATACACCCAAGAATGTGAAGGGTATTGCTAAAGAATTAGATAAAGCAGTTGAAATGCACAAGAGTCAAGCAAAGAGACTCAGAAAAGCAGGTATTTCTGAGGACAATCTTGACGAGAAGTGTTGGAAAGGTTATGAAAAGAAAGGTATGAAGACCATGTTTGGGAAAAGATATCCCAACTGTGTTAAAAAAGAAGAAGTTGAACAAATTGAAGAGAAGGAAGGATGCAACCATACTCATGAAGGTAAAGAGTGTCCTGTTCATGGTATGTCTGAGTGTGATGGTCCTAGAGGTGGAGATGGTGGCAAACCAGGTCCTAATAAAAATTATGTAAAACCCATGGGCATGTATTCTGAAGCAGTCAGAATGCCAGCTAAAACTGGTAATATCATCATGACCTCTATCAATTGGAGAGGTAGATATTATGCACTTAGAATGTTCTTCCCCTCAACCAAAGTTCCTACTAAAGCAGAAGTACAGATTGAAGTAGACAAAGTTTATCCTGGCGCAAGAGTACAAAGTTACCAAACCGCCGATTATGTCCCAGGACAACCATTACTCCAAGTTGCAGAAGGAGCAGCATGGACAAAAAAAGCAGGCAAGAATAAAGAAGGTGGACTCAACGAAAAAGGGCGAAAGTCTTACGAAAGAGAAAATCCAGGATCTAACCTTAAAGCACCAAGCAAGAAGGTTGGAAATCCCCGTAGGGCATCGTTTTGCGCCAGAATGAAGGGAATGAAAAAGAAATTGACATCATCTAAAACAGCAAATGATCCAGACAGCAGAATCAATAAGTCCCTCAGAAAGTGGAATTGCTGAGTAACCTATGTCTGATAATGTATACCTTGGCAATCCAAATCTAAAAAAAGCAAACACTGCAATTGAATTTACGGAAGATAATATCCGTGAATTCATGAGGTGTAAGGAGGATCCTGTTTATTTTGCTAATAACTATGTAAAGATTATTTCTCTTGATGAGGGTCTGACACAATTTCATCCTTATCACTTTCAAGAAAAATTAATTAATAATTTTCACAATAACAGATTCAATATCTGTAAGATGCCACGGCAGACCGGTAAATCAACAACTGTAGTCTCGTATCTTCTGCACTATGCTGTTTTTAACGACAGTGTTAATATTGGAATACTTGCAAACAAAGCAGCAACCGCAAGGGAACTTCTTGGTAGATTACAAACTGCATATGAGAACTTACCTAAATGGATGCAGCAGGGAATTATAGCATGGAACAAAGGATCTCTGGAGTTAGAAAATGGCAGTAAGATATTGGCAGCTTCTACGTCTGCGAGTGCTGTCCGAGGTATGTCGTTCAACATCCTCTTTCTTGACGAGTTCGCGTTCGTCCCAAATCACGTTGCTGACTCGTTCTTTGCCTCTGTTTATCCTACTATTACTTCTGGTCAAAACACCAAGGTAATTATTGTATCTACCCCTCATGGTATGAATCACTTCTACCGTTTGTGGCACGATGCAGAAAAACAAAAAAATGATTATATTCCTACAGATGTTCACTGGTCAGAAGTTCCAGGCAGGGATGAAAAGTGGAAAAAGACAACTATTAAGAACACATCAGAAGCACAATTCAAGGTTGAGTTTGAGTGTGAGTTCCTCGGATCTGTTGACACCCTGATTGCACCTAGTAAATTGAGAACACTAATATATGATAATCCTATTCAGAGAAATGCTGGATTGGATGTTTATGAACCATCACAAGAAAATCATGATTATGTAATGACTGTTGACGTGGCAAGAGGAGTTGGAGAGGATTACTCTGCCTTTGTAGTTGTAGACATTACGGAGTTTCCTCATAAGGTTGTTGCCAAATATAGGAATAATGATATCAAACCAATGCTGTTCCCTAATATTATTTACGAAGTAGCGAAGAGTTATAATAGTTCTTACATTCTATGCGAGGTGAACGATATTGGAGATCAGGTTGCTTCTATTCTGCAGTATGATCTTGAGTATCAGAATCTTTTGATGTGCTCTATGAGAGGTAGAGCAGGACAGATCGTAGGTCAAGGTTTCTCTGGTAAAAAGACTCAACTTGGCGTAAAGATGTCCAAAACTGTGAAGAAGGTAGGTTCTCTTAATCTAAAGACTTTGATCGAAGAGGATAAACTATTCTTTAATGATTATGAGATTATCTCAGAGTTGACAACATTTATCTCAAAACATAATTCGTTTGAGGCAGAGGAAGGTTGTAACGATGATCTAGCAATGTGTCTGGTCATCTATGCCTGGTTAGTCCAAATGGACTACTTTAAGGAACTGACTGACCAAGATGTCCGCAAAAGATTATATGAAGAACAAAAAAATCAAATAGAACAGGATATGGCACCATTTGGATTTTTAAATGATGGACTGGATGATGATAGTTTCTCTGACGGTAATGATAGATGGTTTAAAGCGGATGAATATGGAGATAAATCCTATATGTGGGAGTATCTTTCTTAGTGGATTTAGATGGTCAAATAAAATTAGGTCATCTTCTCTTACAAGATAGAAAATGTAGATCCTGTGGTGAAATGAAAAATTTAGTTGAGAGTTTTTATCGGACAAGAAAAGATAGAGGTCCCGTTGCTTCATCTTATTCTTATGAATGTAAAGAGTGTACAATAAAAAGGATAATGTCAAATAAAAAACCAGACAGCAGATGGGAGTATCCAGATTGGTAGTTCACGTCACGTTTCCCCTCTGAAAACATGCTTTTTAATAAATATTTTCAGTAACATGAGACCACGGAGAAAAAAACATGGCGACTCCTCAATTGTCTCCAGGCGTATTAGTCAGGGAGGTTGACCTTACAGTAGGAAGAGCTGAGAATGTATTAGATAATATTGGTGCAATTGCAGGACCTTTTGCCATTGGACCAGTTGACGAAGCTACTGATATACAAACAGAGCAACAACTTATTGACACGTTCGGAAAACCAATTTCCACTGATGCACAGTACGAATACTGGATGAGTGCATCTAACTACCTCACTTATGGGGGAGTTCTTAAAGTCGTTAGAACAGATGATACTCAACTGAATAATGCTAATGCAGGTGTTGGTATTGCCTCAACCACTGCTTTAAAAATTAATAACTACGACGACTATCAGCAAAACCATAAGGAGAGTGACAACACTTTCACCTATGCTGCTAAAAACCCAGGTTCATGGGGCAACGGTCTGAAAGTCTGTTACATTGATGATTTTGCAGATCAGGTCGTTGGCATCGCAACCACTGCTCTCGATGGTATTGGTGCTCAAATCGGATTTGGTGTTACTGCTTCCTTGAGTGGAGTTGTAATTCCAGGTTCTGGAACTACTTCTGAGTTTACTGGATTCCTAAAAGGAATCATCACAGGTTTAACCACTGATGCAAGTGGCAACTCCAGTACAATCGACGTTAAAGTTGTTTCTCGTGTAGAAACAGTCGGAACTGGATCAACCGAAACAAAGATTGATTACGCAGAAGGAACTTCTTTCGCAGCATTCGGAACTGGAACTGCACTTAACATCGTAAATAATTCTGGTGTTAATACCACCGGTAGACTCGCTGCTGCACTTACACCTGCAACTGCCATTGACTGGTATGATCAACAAACTCTTGGTCTTACTAACTCCACTGTGTTCTGGAAGTCAATCGCTCCACGACCAACTTCTACACAATATACTGAAGATAGAAGTGGTAAGAATGATGGTATTCACGTAGCAGTAGTGGATGATACCGGAAGCATTACTGGAATCAAAGGCAATCTGCTTGAGAGTCACGTAAATCTGTCTAAAGCAGGTGACGCAGTATCTGACACTAACGCTCCCACCAAGAACTACTATAAGGACTACATTGCAGACTTCTCTGCTAATGTATATGCTGGTTACAACCTTTCCTCTGGTATTACCACTAGTGGCGGTTCTACCTGTGTTCCTAGAGCGTCTGGATTCTCTACTGACTTCACCCAAGTTACAACTGGAGACGGTCTCTTCGGACTTAATGCTCAAGGTGTAACCTTCTCTGTTCTGGGTAATAAAACATTCACTCTCGGTGGTGGTGTTGACTACTCCGCAACTGGCGGAATGAAAGCAGAACTTTCAAATCTCATCACTTCTTATGGTCTCTTCGACAACAAAGATGAGACTGAGGTTGACTATCTGATCATGGGTCCTGGTTGTGCTGCTGAAGCAGATTCTCAAGCAAAAGCAAACTATCTTATCTCGGTTGCTAATGCAAGAAAAGATTGTGTTGCTGTCGTTGGTCCACATAGAGACAATATCGTCAACAAAACCAACACCACGGATCAGACTAATAATCTTATCAATTACTTCTCGCCACTGACTTCCTCTTCTTATGCTGTCTTTGATAGTGGTTACAAGTATCAATTTGATAGATTTAACAACATCTTCCGTTACGTACCATGCAATCCAGATGTTGCTGGTCTGATGACTCGCACCAACTTGACTGCATTCCCATGGTTCTCACCCGCTGGACAGCAGCGTGGAGTCATCAACAATGCAATTAAACTTGCATATAATCCAACTAAAGCACAGAGAGACAAACTGTATCCCAACAGAATTAACTCCTTTATCACCACACCTGGCATCGGAACACTTCTGTTTGGAGATAAGACCGCTCTTGGATTTGCTTCCGCATTTGATAGAATCAACGTCCGTCGTTTGTTCCTCACTATTGAGCAAGCACTTGAGAGAGCAGCACAAGCTCAACTCTTTGAACTCAATGATGAGTTGACGAGAGCAAACTTTAGAAACATCGTTGAACCTTATCTTCGTGATATTGAAGCAAAGAGAGGACTTTCTGGATTCCTAGTTGTTTGTGATTCGACAAACAATACTCCTGATGTTATTGATAATAATGAGTTTAGAGCAGACATCTTCCTGAAGCCTGCTAGAAGCATCAACTTCATCACGCTTACTTTCGTTGCTACCAGAACTGGCGTCAGTTTTGAAGAAGTAGCAGGTAGAGTTTGATCACATTATCTAAATAACAATACGGAGGATTAAAAAATGGCACACTCACTTTCCGATTTTAAATCAAAACTCAAGGGAGGGGGCGCACGCCCCAACCTATTTGAGGTTGAGTTCACAAACGGAACAAATGCAACAGCGGTGGGAGCTGCTGGTGGTCAAACTGGTGGTATTCCTGCTGGTATCACTGCCTTAGATGCTGATACTTTTAAGTATCTCTGTAAAGCAGCAAACCTACCTGCTTCTAACGTAGCTTCGATTGATGTTCCTTTTAGAGGACGTACTTTTAAAGTTGCTGGTGATCGTACATTCGACACTTGGACTATCACTATCCTGAATGACACTGATTTTGCAATCAGAAGAACGATGGAAGAGTGGGCACAAAAAGTTGCTCAATACCAGGAAGCATCGGGTGCAACAAACCCTGCTGACTACATGGGAACTGCTACAGTTAGACAACTTGGAAGACTTGCTTCCAATATTGGCGATGGTACTTCAAATTCCAAGGGAACTGGATTAGAAACAATTGCAGTTTACAAGTTTGTGGATATTTACCCAACTAATATCTCTGCAATTGATCTTTCTTATGACACCACTGATACTCTTGAAGAGTTTACTGTAGAATTTACAGTCAACTACTGGTATCCTGAATCTAAGAATGGTCCATCTGGAGCAACATCCTGATATTTGACCATCTAAATAGTCTAAGGAAACTTAGATTCATATAATCATGTCCAAGTTATTTGGGTTCTCTATTGAGGACACCGAACCACTATCTCCAAGTGCAGTCAGTCCTGTTCCTCCTAACAATGAGGACGGGGCTGATCACTATATGAGTAGTGGTTTTTTTGGTTCTTATGTAGACATTGAAGGTGTTTATCGTACAGAATTTGATCTTATTAAAAGATATCGTGAAATGTCACTTCATCCTGAAGCGGATAGTGCTATTGAAGATATTGTAAATGAAGCAATCGTTTCAGACTCTAACGATAGTCCTGTAGAAATTGAACTTTCTAACCTTAACGCCAGCGATGGTATTAAAACTAAAATTCGTAAAGAGTTTAAATATATCTTAGATTTATTGGACTTTGATAAAAAAGCGCATGAAATTTACCGTAATTGGTATATTGACGGTCGTATCTATTATCATAAAATTATTGATCTAAAAAATCCTCAGGAAGGTATTCAAGAACTTCGTTATATTGACGCAATGAAAATGCGTTATGTCAGACAACAGAGAAAATCAAAGAACGATGGTTCAACTGTTGTAAGACTGCAGAGTAATAATCCCATGGATTATGACTTTCCAGAGATTGATGAATACTTCATTTATAATCCAAAATCAACTTATCCTACTGGCAACCCAATGCAATCGGGTGCAAGTCAAGGTATTAAGATTGCTAGAGACGCAATTACATATTGTACTTCTGGTTTAGTAGATAGAAATAAGGGATCAACTCTTTCATATCTTCACAAGGCAATTAAATCTCTCAATCAACTTCGTATGATTGAGGACTCCCTGGTCATTTATCGTTTGTCCAGAGCACCAGAGCGTAGAATTTTTTACATTGATGTTGGCAATCTTCCTAAGCAAAAGGCAGAACAATACCTTCGTGATGTTATGATGCGTTATCGCAACAAACTTGTATACGATGCAAATACAGGAGAAATCCGTGATGACAAAAAATACATGGCAATGCTTGAGGATTTCTGGCTTCCTAGACGAGAGGGAGGACGTGGTACTGAAATTTCTACTCTTCCTGGAGGTCAAAACCTTGGTGAAATCACGGACATTGAGTACTTTAAGAAAAAGTTATACAGATCACTCAACGTCCCCCCGTCTAGAATGGATGGCGAAGGCGGATTTAATTTGGGAAGATCCTCAGAAATCTTGAGAGACGAACTTAAGTTTACTAAATTTGTTGCACGTCTTAGAAAAAGATTCTCTAACATGTTTAACGACATGCTAAAGACTCAACTTATTCTTAAGAATATCATTACTCCCGAAGATTGGGAGACAATGAGTGAGCATATTCAATATGACTTCCTCTACGATAATCACTTCTCTGAACTGAAAGAGGCAGAACTCATGAATGAGAGACTGACTCTTGCAGCAACAGCAGAACCATATATTGGTAAGTATTACTCTCAAGATTACGTTCGTCGTAAGATTCTACGTCAGACTGACGTTGAAATTCTTGAACAGGATGCACTGATTAAAAAAGAGATTAAAGACGGTGTTATTCCTGATCCTGCAACTATTGATCCTGCAACAGGACAACCTTTAGATAGTGCAGCAGGAATGGATTTAGGTAAACCACAAATGGAACCTGAAATTGATGGATCTGCCACTGAGGCACCAGAACTACCCAAGGGTGGCGAAATATAAATACATCTAGTTGTTTACTATACAAATTATAATGGATGACCTATTAGATATGATGATTGCTGACGAGTCACCATCTCAGATTAGCGACACCATCAAAGATTTACTATATGCTAAAGCTGGAGAGAGAGTTGATGCTTTCCGCCCAGTGATTGCTAATGGTATGTTTGCTGGTGAAGATCCCATCGAAGTTGAAGATGAAGTTGAAGTTGATGATGAGGAACTTGATACCAGTGATGGTGTTTAATATAAATAAATTATACTGAAAGTTAGGAAAGATGAAAATCTTAGGAGATGCCACTGCGTTGGCGACAGGCACAACCAAATTTAAAACCTCAACCGCAGTTTATATTGGTAATACCGATAAAGATAATGATTATGACGTGACTCTTCGGAATACCGATGATGATGCAGACCTAGGATCTATAACAGTTCCCGCTGCAGGTTCTCTTGTTATTCACATAGACATTGGTCAGGGTTTGAGAGGTAATGCTGCGTTGAAGGGAACCAAAGTCAATGTAGACGCACGCACTTAATTTCAAGTAAAATAATCCACTAGTCAAATGAAACTCATTAGAGAAGAAATCGAATCAGTTGAGTTTCTTGTCGAACAAAAGAACGGCAAGAAATCAATGTATATTGAGGGAGTATTCCTTCAGGGAAACATCAAAAACCGTAATGGTCGTATGTATCCTATGGAAACTCTCCGCCGTGAGGTTGGTCGCTACAACGAAAACCATGTTCAGGCAGGTAGAGCACTTGGTGAACTCGGACATCCTGATGGTCCTACCGTTAATCTCGATAGAGTTTCCCACAAGATTGTCTCTTTGAGAGAGTCTGGTTCTAACTTTGTTGGTAAAGCAAAGATCCTCAATACTCCAATGGGTAAGATTGCATCTTCTTTAATCGAAGAGGGCGTAAAACTCGGCGTTTCTTCTCGCGGTATTGGTTCTTTGAAAATGACTCGTGAAGGTGTCAACGTAGTTGGTGACGACTTTATGTTGGCAACTGCTGCTGATATTGTTGCAGATCCTTCTGCTCCAGATGCTTTCGTTGAAGGTATTATGGAAGGTAAGGATTGGGTATGGGATGGTGGTATTCTTCGCGAAAAGTTTGCTGAAAAAACATACAAGCAAATCAATACACTTATTGATCAAAAACAATTAGATGAGAATAAGTTAAACTTATTCAATGATTTCTTATCTAATCTTTAATTTTATAAATAAATATAGTTTTAATACGGAAAAAACGGAGAGTTCAAATGTCTCGTGGTAAAAAATTACAAGAAATGGACGTAAAGACAGCACAATCCCGCACCGCTGTTAATGCTGGAGCAAAACCTGCTGATCCTATGCCTACCATGGCAGATCCAGGAACCCAGTTGGCAGGTGTAGAGGATCTTGGTGGTCCTACCCCAGAAAACTACAAACCCGATGATGATTCAGCAAAACTGAAGACACCTGGTGGAACCCTTAAGCAAGTTAAGGATGTAGTAAACAAAGGTGCAAAATCTGCAGACCCCATGAAAGGCATGAAAGAAGAAGAAGAAGTTTCATCTGAAGAAACCATCGAAGAGGAAGAAGTTTCCACGGAAGATGTAGTTGCTGAAGAAGAGACTACTGAAGAAGTCGTTGCTGAGTATGATGTCGAAGAAGACGTTAATGCTCTCCTCGGTGGCGAAGAACTCTCCGAAGAATTCAAAGAAAAGGCAAAGACCATCT